AGCGCCGGGCGTGCAAAGAAAAAGGCGCACTAGCCCGGCGGTTGTTGGTCTTCCAAATCAACACCGCTGACAGGCCAGTGCGCCACGAGGGCTGCACGGAGGTCTGATGCTCGCTCGTGGTCGGGGCGCACTAGGCGCGGGTCCGCCGCTCGCGGGGGTATTCAATTAGGGGCATTCTCGCACGCCTAGAACGCCATGCAAGACCGTCTTACAGCGGAGGGGTCAGTCGGATGGTCCGACGAACCGGCGCGTCCTGTGTGGCCTCTCGGGCTTCCACGCTGGTCGTCGGATTGGCCGGAAAGGTCACAAGCGACAGCTCAAGCAGGTCGGCGTCGAGGATGACGCGCACCGGCTTCGTCTCGCCCTTCTCGTAGCGCTCCTTTCGCACCATGAACCCGAACGAGCACTGGCTCACCACGCCGCTCTGCACGAGCGCGTGCGCCTCGCGGGCGGTTGCCGTGTCGGGCAGCGTGGCCTCAAAGCCGAGGCCGTTTTCGTCCGTCCACAGGCGCAGATTGCCGGCGCGGACCCGGGCCAGCGGCTTGCCGGTGTCGTGGTTCCACAGCAGGGCAATGTCGGCGGGGCTTTCGAGCGCCAGGTTGAACGCATTCGGGTCGATGCGCTCCATCTCTCGGCCCATGTCGTACGGGGTCCATGTGACCGCGTAGCCGCGCACCTTCAGGTCGGCGGCTTCGCTCAGGGTGCCCAGGGCGCGGGTTTCAGGCTTGTCCATTCGTGTTCTCCAGGTAGGGGAGGTTCAGCACCTCGCACTTCACGAGATCCAGCAGTTCGGCGGCCGCTGCACCGGGCAGCGTCTTCCAGCCGTCGATGGTGTCGGTCAGATTCGCGATGCCCGTGACGCTGCGGCGCATGGCGCGGACATGTCTCAGAAGCGACTCGTCGAGCACCTTCGTCGCCTTCGCCTCGTCGCCCAGCAGGCGCCCAAGGCCGGCCACGGTGTCCCGCAGGTCGGCGTCCAAGCACTCGAGCGGGGGCTCCCACTTGTCGAGCTTCGCCTGGGTGCGCTGCTTGAGCAGGTACTCGCTGACCCGGGTGAGGTGCCGGCGGTAGGCGGCCTCGATCGCAGGCCGCACGGCAGCGATGGCGGCGGTTCGCTGGGCGGCCGCGAGCAGGTCGCGCGCGCGCTCGGTCTGCTGCTCGACCTCCTCGGGCTCCATATCGACGCTGGGCTCGACTTCCTCTGCCTCAAGGTCTTCGGACGCCGGCACGGGCTGCGCCGCGGCAGGGGGCATCCCAGCGCCCGCAGCGGCCTCGGTGTTGAGCGGCACGCGGATGTCATCGCCGCCGTCCACCGCCTTCAGACCTTCGCGCGCGCGGGCCTCGTTGACAGTCAGCACGCCGTTCGTGATGCCGACCGCATACGCGGCGAAGCGCGTGCTCATGTCGGCCCGGAGCAGGCTGTCAAAGTCAACGCGGGTGCAGTAGGGTTCGCCGCGCTGGATCAGCTTGCGGCTGGCTTCCTGCTCAAGTCGAGTCGCCCAGCTTGCCAGTGTGTGCTTGACGAACTCGGCATCGGCCTGCTCGGTCGAGTTGTACGAGCCCGTATCGGTGTCGCCGATCTTGTGCGCCGGCACTTGGAACATTGCGGCGATCTGCTGGCGGCAGTAGCGCCGGATCGCGATCAAGTCGTTGTCCTTGAACGACGAGGTGATGGGGTGGTACTCAAGGCCGTCCTCGAGCACGGCCACGCGGCCGGCGCGGCTTGCGCCACCGTGAGCGGCCTGCCACGCCTCGCGCAGGCGCTTCGCGGCCTCGGGACTCAGGCGGCCCGGCATCTTCAGCGTGCCCGAGGGCACCGCGCCGTTGGCGAAGAAGCGCGTCACGAACTCGCTCACCTCAAGTTCCAGCCCGATCAGGTCGCGCATCAGGTGGATCGGCGGCACGCCCAGGATGCCTTCCATCGTCGGGCCGACGAGGTGGAAGATGTCGTAGCCGCGGAAGCGCTTGGCGGTCTTCTCGGCGTCGGTGCCCGTGTACTTGCCGCTCCACACTTGGTAGTAGGGCTGGTTCTGCCCGTCGCGGTACATCGCAACGAAGTCCGAGCGGATCGGCTCAAGGGCAACCGGCTGGCCTGCGGCGTTGCGGTGGATGTAGGCGTAGGAGTTGCCAGTCAGCAGCGCGTTCGTGAGCATCACCTCGCGGAACGCCATCGCGGTCATGTCCTCGTTCGGCTCGTAGTTGAGCAGGTTGTAGAGCGGGTGCTCGGGCTCCAGCACCTTACCGTCGCTCGTTTCGCGCAGCACGCTCCAGTCGAGGCGCGAGATGCTCGAGGCGATCAGGCGCACGCAGGCGAAGACGCTGGGGGCCTCGAGGGCGCGCGCCGGCGTGATCACTTCACCCGTGTAGCTGTAGCTCTGCACATACGACTGCACCGAGCCGCTGACAGGCTGGCCGATCGGCACATTGTCCTCGAAGTCGCTGCGCGGCGGTTGCTGCCCGAGGTATCGAAGCACGATGTCCTTCAGACCCATGTGATGTCCCTTTCCTCGTAGACCGAGGGGCCAGTGGCGTCCACCTTCTGATGGAGCCAAGTTGCGAGAGCTGTGACGAGGGCGGCAGCAGCGTCGATGCGCTCCGTGCTGCTCGCCTTTGACGGTTTGATGTTGCCAGCCGGATCGCTCTCGATCACCACATTCGAGATGCACCAGTTCAGCAGCTGGCTGTCCGGGTGGCGGATCTTGCGAGAGACGACCAGCGATTCAAGCTTCTTCGCCGGCTCGCTCAGGGTGCGGTAGCCCTGGCGCACCTCAAGCATCGGCACGCCTTCGCTATAGAGCCCGGTTGAGAGCTGCGTCGCGTTCCACGGGTCGAAGCCGATCGACTTGACGCTATAACGCTTGCAGACCTGCCGGATCTTCTCGGCGATGAAGTCGTAGTCCACGACCGCGCCAGGTGTCGGGATCAGTTCGCCGCGGCCAGCCCACACATCGTATGGAGCGCGATCGCTTCGGCTGCGCTTGCGGATGCCGTCCTCGGGGCACCACGACCAGGACAGAACATCGACAGACCCATCTTCCAGCGGGAAAATCAGCGACAGGCTCGACAGGTCGGTGGTCGTCGAAAGGTCCAGCCCGCCCCAGCACTCGCGGCCGGCAAGCGCGTCGGGGTCGCACGCAGTCGAGGCGCACGCCTTCCACGCATCGGTCGAGATCCACGCCTTCTTTGATTCGGTCCATTGGCACAGGTAGAGCTGCCGGAAGGTCGTTTCGTAGGCCGGCAGTTCCTTCGCCTTCTCGCACTCCGCGCGCAGGTAGTCCTCGGTCACCGTCACGCCCAGCGACGGGTTCGCCTTGCGCCACACCTTCGGGCTCTTCCAGTCGGCATCGACCGGAGCGCTGTAGACCGCCGGGAAGAAGGCGTGGTCGGCCACCAGCCCGTCGCGCACCTTCTCGGCGTAGGTGTGCAGCTCGAAGCACAGGCTATTCCGGTCGTGCCCGGCAGTCGTGATGCATACCTCGAGCGGCTGCTGGCGCGCGCCCATGCTCGTCACCAGCGCGTCGTATAGGTCTCGATCAGGGAAGGTGTGCACCTCGTCAAAGATCACGCAGCTCGCGTTCTTGCCGTGCTTCGTGCCGGCGTCGCTCGAGAGGATCTCAAGCTTTGAGGTGCCGAAGGTGATCACATTCCGGAACGACTCGACCGACTTCTCAAGCACCGGGCTCGACGCGACCATCTGCCGGCATGCGTCGCCGACGATCGCAGCCTGGTCGCGCGCGCTCGCGGCGCAGTAGATCTCGGCGCCCGGCTCGCGGTCGCAGAGCAGCATGTAGAGCGCGATGCCGGCCAGCACCGTGCTCTTTCCGTTCTTGCGCGGCACCTCGATGTACGCCTTGCGGAAGCGGCGGGTGCCGTCGGCCTTGCGCCAGCAGAGCAGGGGCCCGAGCAGGTCGCGCTGCCACGGCAACAGCTCAAACGCCTTGCCAGCCCATACGCCCTTCTGATGCTTGAGCAGGCTGAAGAACGCCTGCAGACGCGCGAACTCCTCGTGGTCAAACCAATCGCCCTGCGCGGCGGTTGCCGATGCGCTGAAGCCCGCGACAGGCGCGAACTTAGGCGGTCTTCGACTTGAGGAGCGACTCGATGCCCGAGGCATCCCCCTTCGGCTTTCCGGAAGACTTCAAGCCCACTCGATCCGCTGGCGTCAGCCCAAAGCACTTCGAAAGCCGAGCGACCTCAGCCCTCGCATCGTCGCGCAGCTTCTTCCACCCACTGATACATGCGCCGTGCCCGTTTTCAAGTACCAGACCCTTCTCGCGGCAGGTGGCGTCGGCACGCTCAAACTCAGCGCATGCATGCGCCCAGGCGTTGTGCGCCATGAAGTCCTCTGCGGCGTAGAGGCCGAGCCGGCGCAGGTCTTCGATCAGCCTGTCGAAGTAGCGCCGTGCGATGTCGTCGGCGTTGACGAAGGGCAGCATCATCGGCGGACCGTCGCTGCCTTCGGGCTCGTTCTCGCGCTGGGCCGCTAGTTCGCTGCCGCGGAACCGCAAAATCGTGGTCGGTGTTGGTCGTGGTCCTCTTTTGCCCATGCCGTTGGTCCTTATAAAAAGCCGCTTTGAATACTTTCCGCCGCGTGCGTCGAGA